TGATTGCGTCTGGCCAGTGGGACAGATATGTACGTGCTCGTGATAATGGCCACCTTGATTACATTGAAATGGCTAAGAAGTGCGACTCATATTACCGAGGTGATCAGTGGGCGGCTGAAGACATTGCAGCTCTCGATCAGGCCGGACGTCCTGCTCTGACAATTAACACGATCCTGCCTACGGTTAATACGGTGCTAGGTGAGCAGAGCTCACGGCGGGCAGACGTGAAGTTTAAACCCCGCAAAGGCGGCGACGGTGATATAGCGAACACACTGACTAAGTTGTTCATGCAGATCTCTGACAACAACAAAATGGATTGGATAGAGCAGCAGGTGTTTAGTGACGGATTGATCCTTGATGGCCGTGGTTATTTTGACGTTCGCATAGATTTCAGTGACAGCACTGAAGGTGAGGTGCGGATAACGGCGAAAGATCCTCTGGATATACTGATAGATCCAGACGCAAAAGAGTATGACGCGCGCACTTGGAACGAGATATTCGAAACGAAATGGATGACCCTTGACGAGATTGAAGAGGTCTACGGTAAAGACAAAGCTGACAAGCTGCAGTTCATCGCAGAAAACGGCAACAGTTTTGGCCGCGACTCGGTAGAGTACGAAGAGACTCGCTACGGCGACATAGATACCCGAGAAGATTTTTTAGGTGCACAGATTCCTGGAGAGGAAGAGTACCGAAACGTCAGGGCGCTTCGGGTAATTGAGCGACAGCACCGAAAGCTGACTAGGTCAGACTTCTATGTCGACCCCACAACCGGCGACCAGAGGCGCGTGCCAGAAAATTGGAACGAGCGGAAGGTGAAAGCGTTCGCGAAAGAGCACGGGTTGTCTGTAATTACTAAGATGGTAAAGCAGGTACGTTGGACAGTGACCTGTGACAAAGTTGTGCTGCACGATGACTGGTCGCCATACGATGACTTCACGTTAGTACCATTCTTCGCTTACTTCCGTCGCGGTCGTCCGTTCGGCATGGTACGTAACCTGTTATCCCCACAAGAACAGCTTAACAAGATCGCTTCGCAAGAGCTGCATATTGTTAACACCACTGCTAATAGCGGGTGGATGGTAGAGAGCGGCTCACTGGTAGGTATGACACCAGATGATCTCGAGGAGCATGGCGCCGAAACTGGCCTCGTGCTTGAGTACGCCCGTGGCACCACGGCACCCCAAAAGATTCAGCCTAACACTATCCCTACTGGTCTAGATCGTATCGGTCAGAAAGCGGCGGCAAACATAAAAGCCATATCGGGTATTAATGACTCTATGCTGGGTACTGACTCAGCTGAAGTGTCAGGTATTGCGATACAAGCTAAGCAGAATCGTGGCGCGATAATGATTCAGGTGCCACTGGATAACTTGAACAAGACTCGTCAGCACTTGGCAGAGAAGATTCTGAATCTGATACAGCGGTTCTACACCGAGCAGCGAATAGTTCAGATTACAAATGAAGATGATCCCCTTAAGCCGCGTGAGCCGATAGTTATTAACGAAATGACTCCCGAGGGGCGAATTGTTAATGACCTAACTATCGGTGAATACGATGTAGTTATTGCTACAGCCCCCGCCCGCGACAGCTTCGACGAGATTCAGTTCGCTGAGGCTCTGAGTTTGCGCAGCGCAGGCGTGATGATTCCAGATGACGCTATCGTAGAGTACAGCCACCTCGCGCGTAAGGGTGAACTGGCTAAACGAATTCGCACTGTTACTGGTGTTGAACCGCCTAGTGAAGAACAAGCGCAGATGCAGCAGATCCATCACGAAATGGAGATGGAGCAGATTCAGCTCACTATCGAGAAGTTACGAGCAGAAGTGCAGAAGCTGCAGTCAGAAGCTGCGATCAACATGGCGAAAACTCAAGATGTGGCAGACGTTACGCCGCAGCTTAAGGTCATGGAGCTTGAGAGTCAGATGCGCATGAAGGAAATGGAGCTCAATCTCAGAAGAGAGCTTGCGGATCTAACTAATACTACACGCCGAACTAACCAAGAAACTTCGGCGGCTACAAGAATTGCCACAACGGCGATGCAACAAACCAACAAATCTCTAACCCCCAAAGGATAAGTTATGGCTGATAAGGATGAAAATTTAGAATTCGACAGGATGCCAGGATCGGATGCTATCGATCAGGTTGAAGATGTAGATGTGGATCTCAATTTCGGGCTCGGTGTAGATGAAGCTGAACCAGAAGAAGAGGATGAAACGTCCGACATAGAAACTTTGGAGACTGAAGATGTACCAACTGCCGAAGAAGAAGTCGATGAAACCGAAGCCGAAACCGACGACGAGCCCGTCGCGCTCGACGAAACCGAAGAGCTCGAAGAGGTACTAGAGGAACCAAAGGCCAAGAAAAAAGGTCAGATGGTGCCTAAATCTCGCCTTGACGAGGTGTTAGCAAAACAGAAGGCGCTGCAAAAGCAGCTCGACGAGCTTAAGCAGGCCAATCAGCCCCCTCCGCCTGAGCTACCTTCGTATGACTTCGAGGCCAAAGAGCGCGAATATCAGGACTTTATCCTTGATGGTGAGCCTGATAAAGCTGCGAAGCTGCGTAGTGAGATTCGTAATGCGGAAAGGGAGGCTATGTCTCATGAATTGCGTCGAGAAGTTGAGCAGACTGTTACGAGAAACAACGAAGAAACAGCTCTCCAGCAGGCTGCAAACCTGTTGGAAACAGAATACCCCGTATTCGACCAAAATTCTGCCGACTATAACGAAGACTTTACGCAAGAAGTAATTGAGCTACGCGACGCGTTTATGATTCAGGGTTTAGGGGCGGTAGATGCGCTATCGAAGGCATCTAATTTTGTCATAAAAGCCCATGATATTGGTTCTGAATCGGATGACTCTTCTGCGCTGACCGCTAAACAAGCACCAAAGAAGTCTGTAGATGAAGTGGCGAAGAAGAGGGCAGAGGTTGCTAAGAAGTTAGACGCAGCTAAGAAGCAGCCGCCAGAACTTCCTGGAGAAGGAAGCAGCAGCCACGGTGAGAAAGCACTCGATATAAGCTCACTTTCTGAAGAGGAATTTAATGCTCTTCCTGAAGCAACGCTGAGAAGGCTTAGAGGCGATATTTTCTAGAGGGAATGCTATGACAACCAGAGACCCCAGATTAGCTCGCGCAGGCGTGGCTGGTTTTAACAAACCCAAAAAGACTCCTTCGCACGCGACAAAATCGCATGTTGTTGTAGCTAGGAATTCATCGGGCGAGACAAAAACCATTCGCTTTGGGCAGCAGGGGGTCTCTGGCGCGGGCAAGAACCCTACGTCAGAAAAAGATAAGGCGCGCAGGAAGTCTTACTACGCACGACACAACGCCCAAGACTCAAAACCAGACATCCTAAGTGCCCGATATTGGAGTCATAAAGTTAAATGGTGACCCAGTATCTTGTTGACATAGTTTATTAGTAACGCTAATATTAATGTACCATTCGTGTATCAGTACGAAAACTGATCGTGTCGTTCACGTAAAAACCGTACTCCCGTCTGCACAGACGTTAAATGCGCCGAGACCGCTCTCGCTAAAACGCGCGACCGTTAGTCTGCACGAAAAGGACGATTTACAAGGCTATTTTAATTTAATGCAAACAAATGGAGGCCATCATGGCTTTAACAAATTTTGCTAGCCTGACTTCTGAGCAACTAACCGCGTGGAGTCGGGATTTTTGGCGTCAAGCTCGTAACATGAGCTTCATCAACCAGTTCGCAGGATCTGGTTCAAATGCAATGGTTCAGCGTATCACTGAACTTACTCGTTCTGAGAAAGGCACCCGTGCTGTTATTACACTGCTTGCTGATATGACTGGCGACGGTGTAACTGGTGACTACACTCTGGAAGGCAACGAAGAAGCGCTACGTGCGTATGACATCGTTGTTAATCTCGATCAGCTTCGTTTCGCTAACCGCATTGCCGGTCGTATGGCGGATCAGAAGTCGGTGGTTAACTTCCGTGAAACTTCACGCGACGCGCTGGCTTATGCTATGGCTGACCGTATGGATCAGTTGGCATTCCTCACGCTGTCAGGTGTTGCTTACACAAACAAGACCAACGGCGCGCTGCGAGTAAACAACGCAGGTGCAGGTCTTGATCTTTCTGATCTTGAGTACGCCTCAGACGTAACTACGCCTACTGCAGCTCGTCACCTTCGCGTTAGCGGCTCTGATATTACTACTGGTGATACCACTGCTGTTACAGCGACTGACAAGCTGGGTTACAAGCAGATCGTTGAACTGAAAGCTTACGCGAAGGATAACTATATCCGTGGTATTCGCGGTGCTGGCAACGAAGAGACATTCCACCTCTTTGTTACCCCACAGCAGATGGCTAACCTCAAGCTCGATGCCGACTTCCTTGCGAACGTCCGCAACGCTGGCGTCCGTGGCACAAGCAACAGCTTGTTCTCTGGCTCTAGCAGCCTGATGGTTGATGGTGTTATGTGTCACGAGTTCCGTCACGTCTTCTCAACTGAAGGCGGAACTACTGGAACTTCTGCTAACGCAGGTGCTGCCGGTTACAAGTGGGGTGCAGACGCAGATGTTACAGGCGCACGCGCACTGTTCTGCGGAGCACAAGCCCTTGCAATGGCTGACATTGGCGCGCCAGAAATCGTCGAAGATACTTTCGACTATGGCAACCAGTCAGGCATCTCTATCGGCAAGATCTTCGGTCTGAAGAAGCCCAAGTTCAACAGCGACTACAACGGCGCTGTCGAAGACTTCGGTGTTATCTGCCTAGATACTGCTCAGTAATCTCCCCTTGAGAGCATTGCCCCCTTACAGCTAACGCTGCGAGGGGGCCTTTTTAAAGGCTAGAAAATGAGAATTAAGGCCGAATTTGATTTGAGAGTAGCCACTTTAGGCGGCGGTGTCGTTTGCCTGCAAGCTGGAGTGGAAAGAGATGTTTCAGAGGCAATAGCTGCTATCGCTATTGGCATGGGAGCGGAGGCCATAGGTGTATCGGTTGAGTCTGCCCCAGAACCCGTTGAGCCTGATGTTGATCCAGTATTCGAAGCTGTAAACGCAATCGAAGAGTTGATTAATGTTGGATCACCGGACGATTTTAAGACAACTGGCGAGCCCAAAGCAGCCGCAATCCATCGTGTGATGGGAAAGCAAGTCTCTGCGGAGATTAGAGAAGCCGCTTGGGATCAAGTGCTAAATGGCTGATGGGAGCTAAAGAATCATGAGTGTATCTGTTCAATCGATTGTAGACCGCGTTCAAATAACGCTCCAAGACACAACGGGCGTTAGATGGCCTGTTACTAGTGAGCTTGTTCTGTGGGTCAACGACGCACAGCGAGAAATTGCACTCTTTAAGCCAGACGCGTCGGCGAAGAATACGACAGTGACACTTGCCGCCGGCACTAAGCAGTCAATACCTAACGATGGTAACCGGCTGTTACGCGTCGTAAGAAATATGTCCGCCGCAGTTGATGGTACTGGCGCACGCGCTGTACGAATTGTAGATCGCGAGGTGCTCGATGCGCAGTCCCCTACTTGGCACGATCCAACTGTTACCGGCGATGCTGCTCACGGCGCTACTGTTAAGCATTATATTTATGATGATAGTAATCCTATCAACTTTTATGTTTATCCAGGGGTTACGGGATCAGCGTTCGTCGAAATTATCTATTCGGCGAACCCAGTCAGCGTTACTCAGAGCGATAACTTAGATATCCCAGACATCTACGGAAACGCAGTAGTTAATTATGTTTTGTATTCAGCTTATATGAAAGATGCAGAGTACGCGGGTAATAGCCAGCGCGCTGCGAATCATTATCAGTTGTTCATGTCGTCTATTACTGGAAAGTCTCAGATTGATGCCGTGACGAATCCTAATACTGATCTCATGTCAGTGGCACCTCGGATGGCAACCCAATAATTTGAGGTGACCGCCAATGGCGACTTTCGAGTCTTTACTACCAGACGTTTTACCCAGCGTTCATGGCTGCTCAGATGCGATGGCTATATCAGCTCTTCGCTCCGCGGCCATAGACCTGTGCGTCAAATCTGAAATCTATCAGCAAGAACTAGACCCTGTAACGACGGTTGCAAAAATCTATGAATATGACCTCGAGCCTCCAAAAGGCACGGTCGTTGAGAAGATTCTTTGGGCTGTCTACAAGGGTGACAAGTTAGAGCCTATCAGTACTGCGCTTTTAGAAAAGCGTCAGCCAAATTGGCGCGACCCTTCTAAGTTTTCTATCCCCGAGTATTTTGTCCAGCAGACCCAAAGTACGTTTTGGTTAGCTCCGGTGCCAAATACTACGGTTGTCGAGAGCGTGATTTTACGCGCTGTACTTAAGCCAACAGTAACCAGTACGACTCTTAGCGACGAGATACTAAACGATAACAAAGACGCAATTGTAAATGGCGCCTTGTTTCGATTGTTGCGAACTCCGTCGAAAGATTGGACTGATTACGCTGCGGCGCAGATGTACGGAATGCTTTACAACGAAGGCGTCAAAGATGCTGAGAATAAAGCGCGTTCAGGAAATACACCAATAGCAAGGAATGTGAAATATGGAGGTTACCACAGTAGCCCTTTCCGCCGGCGATACACTCAATATAGGTGAGATACGAACCGAGTGGCATTGGATTAAGCCTGCGATAGAAGAGATTCTCGAGGCTAATCCACACTTAACGTACATCCCAGAAGATGTGTATGCAGAGGTTAAATCGGGACACGCAGTATTGTGGGTTGCAGACAAAGCGTTTGCAGTAACGACTAGTGAGACAGACCAGTATTCAGGCGAAAAGACACTACTCGTTTGGGTGTGTTGGAGTAAACCAAACGGAACATCAGTTTTGTTTCGGCACCTTGAAGAACTGACACGAGTTGCTGCGGACAGTGGTTATGCGTGGATCGAAACGAGGACCCAAAACGAGCGTCTAGGCGAAGCACTGGAACACTGGGATTGGGAGCTGGATCACATAGTTTATAGGCGATCATGTCATGTCTTCAAAACCTAAACAGTCTGATTACCAAGCTTCAGATGCGGAGAAAGCCTCAGCGTCTGTGGCTCTTCAGAACTACAACTACTTTAAACAGAACTATTCTCCGCTCTTGCAAGAAATGCGAGACCAAGCGAAGTCAGCGGATGTTGGCACAACGCTTCGTGGGCGTGCAAACGCCGACACTATGCAGGCGCTGACACAGCCCTCTTATAGAAATACTCAGCAGGTTGATTACGGGTCTGACCTCGGAAAAGCGTACCAAGGACAGCTTGGCGTCGCTAATACCTCAGCGAAACAAATTCAGAACCAGATGGGCACGAATGTCCTTGGCACTGCTCGCGGGCAGGCGGCGGATGCTTCTACGGGCATGGCACAACTTTCCCGATTAGGCACAAGTGAAGCACTGAACCGCGCCAGGAATAAGCAGATGGTCGCTCAATCTAAAATAGATGCTGCGACTACTATCGGTGGCGCATTTGTGATGCAGGGATTGGACAATAAGGAGACTGGAGGCACGTTCTTCACTCCGCAGAAGAATATGCCGCGTGGCCAAGCCGGACCTCCGCAACGAGTAAGTTCGCTGAGAGACCGGTTCAACTACTTTGTAAACGGGTAAGCGTATGAGCAATAGAAACTATGAAGACATGGAAGGCCTTGGCTATTTGCCAACTAACGCTTCGCAGGGTAACTCATCACTTCCGGTGGTTGCAGATCCTGAAGCGGCCTATGCCCAAATCACTCGCGGCGAGTTCCAAGATTACATTAAGAATTTTCGCGGTATGGAAAATGATCTTATCAAGCGCGCCCAGACTGACACCTCTTTGGTAGACCAAGCACGCCTAGATTCAACGTCGGCAAGTGATCTTACTAAGCAGATTGCGTCAAGAAACCAGCAGCGTTACGGCGGTCAAATGACTCCTGCTCAGGTGCAGGCGATGCGAGGTTCAATACAGCGCGGCAGCATTCTTGGGCAGATCCAATCGGTTGGTGATGCTCGCATTGCGCAGAACGAAGCTAACACTAACTTAAAAGCCGATCTTATAAACATTGGCCAAGGCGTAAACCGCTCAAGCCAGAGCCAGCTAGGTTCTGCTGCAGCTGATGCTAACTCGCGCAGGCAGGCATTTGACGCAGCTAAAGCGCAGAGCAGAGCAAATACATACAGCACCATTGGCCAGTTAGGCGCAATGGCCATTTTTGCGTTGTCGTTCTAGGAGAAAGAAATGGCTGGATTAGGTGACCTTTCGCCGATGTTGAACATGATGCGGCAACGCAAACAGGATCGTGCAAATAACGAGTACAGAGATTCCGTTCTGGCGCAGCGTGATGCTGAGCTCGCCTATCAAAAAACTCAGGACGTACAAAATAATGAGGCCCGCAATAGACAACTCTTGGCAACCGAAGAGTCAGTAAGAAATCAGACCGCCCAGCAAGCCAATCAAGACCGTGCGGCAGACGCTCTAAATATTGCATATGAAAACAAGATAATAGCGTCGTCAATCATCCCGATCATTGGACCAGGTTTGACCATCGATGAATATGGGGGCTTCAATGTCAGCGACGACGTTTTTGAAAAACTGTGGGCAACCGACAAAGAATCGGTAGTGAATGTTCTGAAGCAGTCTCCCCAGTTCACCGCAGTACGGTCCCCCTCGGGTGGTGAATACGAGACAGTGAAAATCGAAGAACTTGGTGATGACCGCTATGCTGTTATTGTAGGAAACGCCGAAACAGAAGGGCCATTAACAGAAGGGGGCACAACTGATGATGCAGATCCCGTCATAGAGTTCGATGGCGCGACGTTGAGACGAATCTTTGCAAATGGTCTTGGTGGCATGATGTCTAACGGGGGGTGGGAATCACCGCAAGCCCAGATATATGGCACCATGATGAATGACGCAGTTCTTAGAGCCGACATGGTAAAACTCGCCGCTCAGGGGCTCGGCGACCAAACAAGCCAGTTGGGTCAGGCTGGGGATACTGGAGGCGTTATCGCGGGTAGAAGAGCCCTTCTTGATGTAAATAATGCGAGCTACGATGAGCTGGCTCAAATGATAATAGATGTGCACGGTATGTCTGCAGAGGACGTGGCAGCGCAGTTCCCAAGACCAACTCAGCAATCCCCAACATCACAATCTTCTGGAAACCCGCGCCTGCCTTCTGCTGCGGAATCAGGAGAGGAAGCGATAGCGTCGCTAGAGGCTATGGGTCTTAGTTTCGAGCGATCTGAAGATGGCGCTTTTGGTGCTATGAATATCCCTGAAAACGCGAGCCCTAAGCTAAAGAGTTTACTAAAAGGTTTTGAGCAGAGACGTTCTCCGTCTGCCGTTGATGTGAATGACCCCGATTCGATGACGGACGAAGCCGATCAATATCGATCACGAATGGCTATGTCGTCAGCAAAAAAAGTACAAGATTACGCGAGCGGCTTAGAAACTCAGATAGAGAAACTTGAGAATAGGGCGGTAAGAAGTGGCCACGCTGGTCAACAAGACATACGTGATCTAAAGAATGCTCGTAGGGATTTTGAAATCTTAAATCCATCAGCTGTGACGCCTGATAGCAAGTTAGGCACCGAAGAAAACCCTATTGATCCACCTGATATGACGCTTACTCGCGAGAACATGATTGCGAAGATTAAAGAAGGAGACTTAGTTTTTACAGACGATCAGCGCAATCAAACGGCTCAATTACTAAAGAATGCCGGCGTTACAACGGCCTCAGATCTGGGAAATATACGGTCACGGGAGGCAACTCTTGCGGCAGCTATAATAGCCACTTCTGATGCATCTCTTAACGTTGCTCAACAGCAAGCGCTTTTACAAAAGCTGTTTAATCTTGCAGAGCGCGGCGACATGGATTATGGGCGGGGCGAGCAAATCGACGATTTCGGTAATCGGGCAACTCTAAACCAGAGAATAAATGAATCTAGAGCGGCTGAAAGTAAAGATTTTAGAGAGATCACTGAGAAAGTGAACGACGAGGTATATGCACTAACAGTGAGAGCCGGTGCGCAGGGGGAGGACGCCGTTCCCTGGAACGACGTATCAATTACAGCGGATGCACGACGTATATTTAGTACTTTCGAAGACCTTCCAGAGGGTCCTGCAAAATTCGCTTATGGCCGAGGTGCTGCTGAGGTTGCGGCCGTTGTACTCAAGAAATATGCAGAACAGAAAGACCCTGGCATGTTCAGCGAGGAGTTTTGGCAAAATCTTGTGCGGTCGGATTCATCTGTAGACTATCCAATTGATAGCCTATTAGATCGCATCGTTGTAGATCCAAAAGGGAAAACCTTCGGGTTTATCGATGTCGGAGACGAGGCCGGCATATCAAGGGGAGAAATTCCATTAATAGTGGCCTACAATTTGTTTGGTAGGGAATACGTAGACAAAACCCTAATTCCGAAAGCACGAGAACGTTCGCCGGTGGCAATGTAATGCCGAGCGCAACAGAATATTTAAACAGTATAATTGCACAAGACGCTAAGCTCGTTGAGCAGAATAATGCGCTTCTTGATCAAATAATTACTGCCGACTCCCCCGCGCCTGATACCACTTATACCGCTGGCACCGCGTACAGTCCGTTCAAAGCGGGCATTCGTCAAGGCGCTAACGCGTTTGCGGGTGATATCGAATATTTTAAAGCGCTTGGTAACACTCTCATCGGAGACGAAGAGGGCGCTCAGAGAAACATAGAGACCGCGCGCATTCGATCCGATCAAGCGTCGAAAGCTGTAGCGGGACTCGAAACATTTCAAGAATTCACTGATGCTCCAACATTCTCTGGGTTCTTGAACCAAGTTCAGATGGGCCTTGGGCAAGTAACCCCATTCGCGGCGGAAACGATTGCTGCGGGTCTTACTGGTTTTATTACAGGTGGTGCAGCTCCCCTTGCTTACGGCGCGGCTCGGAAAGCAGCGACAGAAGGCGTCGAAGCGATAACGAAAAAGCTGGTCACTGACATTGTCCAGAAAAAAGGCCGTGGCGAAACGCTCGATGCGCTCGAGAACGACATTGTCGAAGGGCTTTGGAGCCAAACAAAACGTGGGGCGAAGATCGGCGGTCAAACTGGTGTTGTAGCTGGCACTTATCCTATTAACACCGGCGAGAGTTTTAAAGAATTTGACGAGGCAGGCGTAGATCTCAACGCAGACCGCGCCCTGCAGTCCTTGTTACTTGGCGGTGCATCAACGGCGCTCGAGGTAACCGGCGAAGCGCTTGTCCTTAGCAACCTCGCTAAGCTTGCGAAACGCAAAGCAGGTTCTGATCCTAAGAGCATATTAAATCTGTATGCCACCAACATTGCTAAGAATGCGGGCCTTAGTTCTATAACCGAGGGCGCAACTGAGCTCGGCCAAGAAGGTCTTCTGGTTGCACAGCGAATGGCTGTGGATGACAGCTACACCCAAGACGACGCAAATCTAAGACTCGGTCAGGCATGGTTCATGGGCACTATAGCCGGTACTGCTATGGGCGGTGGCGGTGCAGCTGTGGCCACAACGCCAGACGCGATATCGCGAGTATTTGATAAAGCCAAAGAGCTGTCTAGGAAAGGCCGCGCGCAAGAAGTTTCCTCAGAAGTTGACCAAGAGCAGTATGGCAATGTTGGCGGTTTCTATACGACACAAGAATCTCAAGGCGACATTTTCGCGCAGTATGACGCGATGCAGGACGAAGGCTACGGCAAGAAGGCGGTGTGGGTTGCCGGTGAACCTAAAGATAACGGCTTAGGTGATATAGAAGAGAATTCAAGCGGCACTAGCACTAGAAACGGTAAGAAAGTTTATTT